AGGATTGGCAGTCATCTGATGCTTGGTATCAGATTGTCAAGATTGGCAACTACACGGCGCTGTTAGTACATGGCGATGAAATCAAGAGCTTTGGCGGTAACACGCCAGCGTTTGGCATTCTGCGCAAGGTCAACGCTTGGGCAGGTGGAGTCATTGAGGACTTCAACGACTGCTACATGGGCCACTGGCACACGCCAATGAGCTTGACGATGAGCAACGGAGGTCGCATCTTTGTGACAGGCTCCCCCGAGTCGCACAACGAATACGCTCGAGAGTTCGTCGCAGCAACAGGCATACCGAGTCAACGGTTGCATTTCGTTGACCCAGACAAAGGCCGGGTAGCGGCGGAGTACGTGGTATGGCTGGACTAGACGGAGCCATTGTCCAGGTGACGTGGCATGACGCTCACAGCCTTGACAACAACGAATGGCACGAACTAGGAGACATTGATGACCAGCCACTGGTATGCGTGTCCGTGGGAATCTTGAAACGGTACAAGCGCCACTGCGTACTGATACAGACCTGCACGGCAGATCAAGGTGCTGACAACGTGCTCCTCATACCGTGGGGAATGGTACGAAAAGTAGAGAAACTGAGCATCCCACACAAGCGACGAAAGAGCCGCTAAGGTCAAAACAGGCTTCTGGAGGGGCCTACACATGACACACAACCTGATTACCTACGAAGTCCTGACCGGGCTTTGTCCAGATACAGCGCAACAATTCCACTTGGTAGTGTTCAGGAACGCTGAAGGCGAGGTCGTAAAGGCCCAGCTGCGTTACCGATTCAACGCTGACGAGGATTGGAGCGAGCCATCAAAACTGACCCATCAGCCTCGCATCGACCCGGAACACCCGAGCGTCGCATGAGTCCCCTAGCAGTGATCGCCTTGGCTTTGTCCGGGCTATTTGGCGTGACCTTGGCTGTTACGTCCGACCCACAAACCGACACCATCGGGCTGGTGTCCGAGTCCACCGTGTACACGGCTCCCCTTTCGGGCACGGTGGGCTTGGACACCGCTTCAGACGCGTCAGGAAGCCCTGAGAGCGTCGTAACGACTATGCCCCCATACACAGGCCCAGGCTGCCAAGAATGGGCTGATACAGCCCTGCGAGCAGGCTTTGTGCTTGATGACCTATGGCTGGCGCTACAGGTGGCAGAGCTTGAATCAGCCTGCCTACCTAACGCCATTGGTGACAATGGGCAGAGCTTCGGCCTGATGCAGATTCACACGCCATCATGGTGCCAGCCAACCAAATACTGGCCTCGCGGCTACCTGCAAACCAAAGGCATGATCGATGACTGCGCTGAGCTGTTTGACCCACTCACCAACTTGTGGGTGGCATGGCACATCGCAACCAACTACGGCTGGCAGAACTGGAGCACGTACGACAATGTTCTGGGCTGACTACTTCTTTGCCGGTGTCTTTACGACATACATCGTGGGATGTGTGTACTACATTGTCAAAACCACGGAGAGGAAAAAGTGAGCAGCAACATTGACCCGGGCGATGCCGCCTATCGAGCATGGCAACTTACCAAAAACGGTGAACGCATGGAACAGTACGGTCACCCATTCACGGACTACACCATGGTGCGTCGTATCTTTGGCGTGCTCACCAACTTCAAGCACAACTTGACGGTGCAAGAGGCCATCATGTTTATGGTGGCAGTCAAATTGGCTCGGCTTATGAAAAGCCTGGACAACGAAAAAATGCACGAGGATTCATTAGTTGACGCAATTGGCTACCTGAACTGCTTACACATGGCTGACGCACGTGATCAGCTGCTCGATGCCCCACTACACGTGGTAGGAGACATGGGTATTTACCGTGACCAGTCCCCAGAAGCGTAAAGGCCACGCTGCAGAGCTTGCAGTAGTCAAATGGCTACGAAAGTACGGAATCAAAGCAGACCGTATCCAAGCAGGTACACATGACGACAAAGGCGATGTCACAGGCTGGCCCGGTGTTGTCATTGAAGTCAAAGACCGTAAAGCCCACTCATGGCACGGCCACTTTGAGCAGTTGCGTGCACAAATGACACACGCCAATGCATACACAGGCGTAATCATTGCCAAACGTCGAGGCATTACGGACGTGGGCGAATGGATGGCAGTCATGCCGGTCAAAGAATGGTTTGACCTGATGCAACTACTGGAGGAAAAGTGAGTTTTAACCTTGACAACTACGTTGACGTACCAACACGCCTACGCATGGCGTTAGATAAATTTCCAGACCTACGAGTACAAGAATCACAACCCACATTCCGTGAAGTCAACGACAAGCTCTACATCGAGATACGTTGCACAGTGTGGCGAGACAAAGACGATCAGTTGCCATGCATCGCATACTGCTGGGAGCCATTCCCGGGCCGTACGCCATACACCAAAGACTCTGAGCAAATGAACGCCAGCACATCGGCGCTCGGTCGCGCTTTGGGCATGATGGGCTTTGGCATTGACCACAAAATGGCATCAAAGCAAGAGGTCATGGCACGTCAAGAGCAGCCACGTGTGGAGATTGCCAGGTATGACGATGGCGAACCAATCCCAGACCCGTTCACAGGCGAACCACAGACAAACGTCATCCCTATAAAGGCTGGCCCTGGCAAAGCGTCAGAGAAGCAAATTGGCATGATTCGAGTGCTGGCTAAGACCCGAGGCTTTACACCGGGCAGTCAAACGATGCGTGAGATTGGCACAGTGCTGAATCGTGAGGTGGTAAAACTTGACGAGCTGAGCAAGCAGGAGGCATCGGCGGTGATTACAGCATGGAAATAAAGTTGAAAATCAATCCATTTCCCTACCGGGGACAGTGTGGAGAGTTCGTCGGTAAGTGTTGCCAAAATTGTCAGCATCTAAACGAGTCAACATGGTTATGCAATAAACAAATCATGCTGTGGGACGAAGTAATGCTCAACCGAAAAAGAACAAATCGGCAAACTTGCCCAGATTGGCAAACTGTTTACCAGCCGCAATAAAAACTAAAGTAAGCCAATCACATTGGTGCGTTCAGGCCGCGTGACCTGATGCAGGTGCAAATCCTCGAGGACTCATCATCCCTAGTTCGCCCATCAGAAGGGCAGCTCAGCCCATGCAAACAGATCCATTGCGTGGCGAGTGTGAACCGTGCTTCAACAACGGTCGGGATGGTGCCCGGGGCAGCTCTGCCTAAGTAACCTTGACAACATGAAAATCAAATGCAGCTACGAAACAGTGATTGAAATTGGCACTTGCCGCGACTGCGGTGAAACAAACCTCTCGACCAAATACGGTGACCAACTTACGGAAGCCGGGCCAGTGTGCTACCTCTGCTATGTGGATGCGATAGCAACCGAGCAACGCGAGGGCGCTAGGACAAGCGAAGCGCGTCAGCCAAACCACAATGCCTAAGCGCACATCCAATACCGCATACCTCAAAGCACGCCGCGAACTCCTGGCGGATAAACCCCGGTGCCACTGGTGCAAGAAACGCCAGGCCACCGAAGCAGACCACCTGATCGAGCACGACAGAGGCGGAACCGACACACCAGACAATCTCGTCCCCTCATGCAAGCCATGCAACGCACGACGCGGAGCCAACTACAAAGCAGCCAAAGGTCGAGCACGTCAAGCCGCACGCCCAGGTCACCAGCCAACAAAACCCTCAGCCAAACGCAAACCAAATAAAACACGCAAGGATTTTTTGGATCAACATCAGCCCTTGCCCCCGCGCCCATCTCTCTCTTTATCCAAAGGAAAGGTCATTGAACGGAAAGGAAAAGGTCATGACTTGCCGCGAATTGAAACGGTCATTACCGATGCAGCCGGGAGTTACGGCCCGGAAGTTGCAGATTGGGCTGAGCGTATTCTCGGAGTGGAACTCATGCCGTGGCAACGGCATGTTCTCAACGGTCAGCTTGCCGTGGATGCTCAAGGGCAGTTCCTCAACCACGTATCGCTTGTCAGTGTCGCTCGACAAAACGGAAAGACCGTAGCGCTCAAGGCGCTGCTGGGCTGGTGGCTAACTCAGCACGCTACGCAGGTCGGCCCTCAAACCATCCTCACTACAGCGCACAGGCTTGACTTAGCCACAGCCCTATTTCAAGACCTTGCCCCGGTGATCGAAGCCAAGTTCGGTGTGAAGGCTGTGTGGGCGTATGGTCGTAACAGCATCAAGGTTGGTGATTCGCGTTGGTATGTCAAAGCAGCTAGGCCATCAAGCGGTCACGGTATGAGCGTTGACCTCATCATTGCTGACGAAGTGTTTGGCATTGATTCTGAGACACTTGACATTGGCCTACTGCCGACTCAGCGCGCGCGACCTAATCCGTTGTGCTCGATGTGGTCAACGGCAGGCACCGAGGACTCAATTGCGATGCTGCGCTGGCGTGAGCAGGGCATACGTGCCATTGACTCGGGTGAGGTCACGAATTCTGTGTACCTAGCGGAGTACAGCCCACCGCCTGAGCTTGACCCGATGAGTGAAGCTGCGTGGGAGTACGCCAACCCAGCACTCGGGCACACGCTTGACATCCGTACCGTCCAGGCTGAAGCAAAAGGCCCGAACCGTGCAGGCTTCCTGCGATCTAGCGTGAACCTATGGGTGCAATCAGAGCTGTCGTGGCTACAGCCGGGCAAGTGGGAGTCGTTGCGTACCGATTTGCCACCGTTGCCCGGTGGCGTGCTCGCCGTAGAAGTATCGCTCGACGATGGCAGGTACGTGGCGGTACGTGTGAACGCCAATACTGCTGGGATACTTTGTGCGACTGTCGCATTCATGTGCGAAACAGTGACACAAGTGTGGGATAACATTCGTGCCCAGTTGGCCTCCAACTCAGGCTTGCAAGTTGCTATCACGCCGACACTGGACACCAACTGCCCCTCCGATCTGCAACGTCGCAGGGTGCTGGTCGGCTATCAGGAAATAGGTCGCTACACGTCAATGGTCAAGAACCTCATCAATGAGGGCTGCGTCAATCACACTGGTGAGACGATGTTGGCTGAGCATGTTGGTCGTGCTGTTGCGGTCAAGACTCCTGGCGCTATTGCGTTGTCGTCACAGAAGTCGAGTGGCCCGATTGAGTTAGCCCGGTGTCTTGTGTGGGCTGTCGGTATGTGCGCAAAGCCGCGACCAATGGTGAACCGACCCATGATTGCATCGAGTGCCTAGACTGATGCCACGATGGCATTTTCACTGAAGCGCGCAGTCGCTAACAACACAAACGCACAGATAGGTGCAGCTGGCGCTGCTGGCAATCCGCTGGTCGGCAACTTCATGACCTATACGACCGACTTCAACAGGTCGGCTGCCATCCAGATTCCCACTATCAGCCGGGCACGTGACCTGATCTGCTCGATGGTTGGCTGCCTAGAGATTCATCAGTACGCCAAGCAGTGGATGGATGACGACTACGAGGAAATTGACCTGCCTGATGACACATGGTTTCACCAGCCAGACCCCAACGTCACACGCAACTTCATCATGAGCTGGACGACCGATGACCTGCTGTTCTACGGACGCGCATTCTGGATTGTGACCAGCCGCTTCGGCAACGGTTTCCCAGCAACCTTTACGTGGATTCCAGCAACTGACGTACAGACACGCGACCAAGCCGGGCCACAATGGTTCGGCCCCAGCAAAGAGGTGTACTTCAACGGCTACAGGCTTGACCCGAACGATGTCGTGCAATTCCTCAGCCCAATCCAAGGCCTGCTCACCATGGGCGCTCGCTCCATCCGTACCAACATCAACCTGGACACCAGCGCTGAGCGCTTCGCCAAGAATCAAACCCCGGCAGGCGTGCTCAAGCAAACCGAAGGCGAGCCATTGAGCGCCGAGGAACTGTCCGAGCTTGCTGCTGGCTTTGCAGCTGCACGAAACAACAATGCGATTGCTGCGTTAAACCAGTACGTGGACTGGAAAGAGTCCTACATGGATCCGAGCAAGTTGCAGTTGACGGAAGCACGCACCTATCAGGCGTTGGAAATGGCACGCATCGCCAACATTCCGCCTTACCTTGTGGGTGCGCCAAGCGGCTCCGGCATGACTTACCAAAACGCGCAACAAGCACGACAAGACCTCTACCTATTCGGTGCCAAGCCATTCATTGACTGCATCGAGCAGACGTTGAGCATGAACAACATCACGCCGCGAGGCCGTTACATTTATCTGGACATTGACACATACCTGGAGGAATACGAAATGTCTCCCGAGTCGGACAACGCTGCACCGACTCGGGAGCTACCAGACACAGAAAACGAGGATTCATGATTCGCCTAACTGCACAAAACACATTTGTCCTGGCTGAGGATGGCGAGTCACCACGCTCGATCAGTGGTGTTGCCGTACCTTGGAACACCGAAGCAACCGTTAGCGACGGAACTCGAGTTCGCTTTGAGCGCGGCTCACTGCCAATCACTGGCAAGAAGCCCAAGCTGCTCAAGTACCACGATTCCGAGCAGCCAGTAGGCGTGGTCACCGGGCGACTGGACTCCGAGGAAGGCATGCTCTTTACGGCCCGAATTAGCGCCACCAGCGAAGGCAACGACATGCTTGAGCTGATCAAGGATGAGGCAGTTGACTCGGTATCGGTAGGCGTTGACGTAGTTGACGCTTCCTACGATGACAACGGCACCATGGTCATCAAAAAGGCCAACTGGGTAGAATTATCACTTGTCACGGCACCTGCATTCAAGGGCGCTATGATTACAGAGGTTGCAGCGACCGAACCACAAGAGGAGACAACCACAATGTCCGAAGTCAAGGTCGAAGCATCCGTAGAAGCACCAGCACCAGCACCACAAATGCTGTTCGCTGCACCAAAGAAAGAATTCGTCATGCCAACCGCTGGCGAATACATCAGCAAGCTGTGCCAGGGTGGCGCAGTTGCTGCCGAGTTCCTCGCCAACCTGAAGGCTGCTGCGCCTGATGTTGTCACGACTGACACGCCTGGCCTTCTGCCAACGCCAATCCTCGGCCCGGTGTACAACAACCTGATCGGTCGTCGCCCAGTCATCGATGCAATCGGTGCACGCGCAATGCCCGGTGGCGGCAAAGTGTTCTCACGCCCGAAGGTGACCACGCACACCACGATTGGT